TGATGAGATGTATTCTGACATCATGGCTAACGGGGTACTTGGTCGGTATAGTAATCGGTATACTCAAGCGAAAAACATTATTGCCGGCAAAGACACTAGTGGTGTAGGTGAAGGTGGAATTAGTGCAAACACTCCCGGTAATGGTGGGAGTGTTGGCAACAATACTCAGACTGTTAATGTGTCTGGGGGCAAATTGATTATTAGTGCCGACGACAGTGGCATTCTTACACTTCGTTCAAAGTTCGGCAACTATCAGATGTACTCCCGGGGACATAATCTATGGGAAGTAAATCTCAAAGACATTCAACAGACAATCGTCGGTCAAAACCCTGCCGCCAACGCTGGCGGGGGAGGTGGGGGCGGCGGAACTCCCGCGCCCGGCGGTTCGGGGAAGGGCGCGGCTGCGCTCGCATGGGTAATGGCCCGATTGGGCAAATTTGCTTATTGTCAGTGTCCCGGTAGACAAGATCCCGACAATTCTGGTATCACGGATTGCAGCGGTTTAATGTATGCAGCCTATAAAGCAACGTCTAATACATTTGTTGGCACTTGGACGGGCGATCAATATTTTCGTGGGGCTGAACCGTTCCCGCGCCGTGGTGGTGCTATGACGGCCGCCGAGCGGGCCCAGTTGCGGCCCGGGGACATGATCGTTATGGCCTGGAGGTCCACGGGTAGTTACTATCCCGAGACGGACCATGTTGAAATGGTGGTAGACTCAAACACCCTAGTAGGCCACGGCGGCAACCCGCATTATGGCCCAGTAACTAAATCTATTGATGTACTCGCCGGCACTCGCTGGTGGACGGTAAGGCGTCACGAATGAAAAAGAAATTTTCCTATTATAGTTTCTCTAATGTGCTCTCGTATGCGGGCGTGTTTAACATGGTTATGGGTGCCCGTGGTCTTGGTAAGACCTACGGCGCCAAGAAAATTGTTATCAAGAATGCAATCAACAAGGGACAGCAATTCATCTATCTTCGACGCTATAAGACTGAACTCAAGGGGCGTAACAGTTTCTTTGCAGATATTCAGCACGAATTTCCCGATGAGGAATTCCGCGTAGAAGGACAGTATGCACAGCGCAAGGTGGGGAAGAAATGGGAAACCATTGGCTATTTCATTCCCCTTTCCACCGCACAAGCGAATAAGTCAATTGCATACCCAAATGTCTACACCATTATCTTCGATGAATTCATCATTGATAAAGGTTCACTGAGATATCTCCCTGATGAAGCCAAAGTCTTCATGGACTTCTATTCCACGGTAGACCGATATCAAGACAGGGTACGCTGTCTCATGCTTTCCAACGCGGTAAGTATTATGAACCCCTACTTCATTAGGTTTCACATTGAGCCCAAGGAAGGAATTAGCCGTCACGCTGACGGATTCATCGTCACCGACTTCGTCAACAGCGAGCAATTCCAGTCCGAAGTGGCGCACACTCGCTTCGGGTCGTTCATCACGAACTATGCTGAGGACTATGCCGACTACTCAATCTCCAACAAATTCGCAGATAACTATGACGACTTTGTCATGAAAAAGACCGGAAAAGCCAAGTACGCATTCTCCCTGCGCTGTCCCGACGGTGAGGTCTCCATATGGATCGACGGCGGCACATGGTTCGCCCAGCGCCGCCAGCCCCGCGGGGATAGGGTAAGATGGGCCTATAAGGTCTCGGATCTGAGGGAGGGGGAGCGGTTGCTCATGTACGGAGACAAGGTGCTCAGCATTATGCGCAGCACGTACCGCAAAGGGCGCCTGTTCTCCGACTCGCCCGAGACTAGAAACATGTTCGCTGAAATCTTTGTCCGATGATACACATTAATCCTACCACGATTGACGTTGCTCTAATTCTCGGCGTCATTTCACTAATCACAATCGCCGGGCGTTTCATTTATCGTGTCACAATCTTTATGGATCACCTATCCACTATGTTAAATGCGTGGGACGGGAAAGATGGAATGCCCAGCGTACTGGACCGGCTTGAGGATATAGAAGAAAAACTAAAAGACGTTCAATATCACGTCAAGCCAAATCACGGCGGCTCAAGCGTAGACGCGCAAAACCGCCAACTCAAAGAAATCATTTCCTACCTCAAGGAGAAAAACAATGGGTGAGCACGAGTCCCCCAAGCCCCCCTTCATTCCCGACGCATACCGTATGTGGATTTACACCGTATGCGTTGGCGTGCTCGTTTGTCTCGGTGTCTGGGGCATTCTTGATGGCGACAAGATTAGTGCCCTTAATTTCCTGTTCGCCGCATTCTTCGGCGTCGCAGCATCTAACACGCCGCGAGGAAAGGCGTCCTGATGACCACTCGCGCACAAATCATCTCCGCAGCCCAGGAGGAAATCGGATACTCCCGATGGGCCGACGACGAAGCGGGCACCAGGTATGGGCGCTGGTACGCACAGGCAACCGGCTCACCCAGTTTCGGCGCCAGCGGCGTCCCCTACTGCGATATGTTTGTGTCCTACATTCTCGCCAAGGCCGGCATTAACTGGGTCAGTGCCTACGTCCCCGGCCGCGAGAATCAGGCCCGCGAGCGCGGCGTCCTCATTAACAAATGGGACGTGCGCCCCGGCGACCTAGTCACCTTTGACTGGCAGGGAGACGGGGAGTCCGACCATATCGGAATTGCTACCAGTGCACCCTATGGAACGAAGATCGACACCATTGAAGGTAATACTTCGTGGGGTTATTCCGGGTCGCAGGGTAATGGTGGCGTAGTCACCAATAAGCAGCGCGATATGGATGACGTTGTATGGGGCATTCGTGTAGTCGACGACAATTCCGCTGTTTCCAGTGGCGGCGACATTCGAGACATTCAGCGAATTCTCGGTGCTGTACAGGACAACATTCTCGGGACTGACACCGAGAAGCGAATGTGCGCAGTAATCAAGGCCAGCAACTGGGGCGGACGAGAGTTCCCCTGGGGCATCGCCTACACCCAGAGCGTCATCGGCACAGAGCCCGACGGTATCTGGGGCGACGCCAGCGAAGCCGCCCACGATCGCGTCATCGAATCCCTGCAGGCCGCACTCGGCGTCACCATCGACGGCATATGGGGACCAGAAACCTGGGCCGCCTGGGAGCGACTAGCCCGCACCGCAGAACGCCCATAATAAACAGTTAACCCCCGGAAGGAACCAACCACTTCCGGGGGTTAACTATGTCCTCACATATCAAGCGCTGTCAAATCAACTCCAATCGCCTCAAGACAATCATAATAGAATTTGCGACACTTCTCTGCACCGTTGTGTCCGAAACGCTTAATCGTGTTTTGTCCTGTCAATTTGTCTGAAAAGACCACGCGATTATCGGGCCAACCATAAACGTCAAGACGATAATCAGCACCATCAATCAGAATTCGATCGCATCTAACCGCAATATCGTAGCCGGGCAGTTGGTCAACCAAATTAAGTTTCTTAGCGAATTCCTTGAAGTGATACATTAAAGCGCTCCCATGCTTTCTAAGCCCATTTCCAATAGTGCTTCATTTCTTTCATTTAGTGAATCGTAATGAATAATAGTGCCACTCTCAGTCTCAAACGGACACCACACTTCCATTGTGTAATCATTAATCAAGCGAAATGCTGTATATCCACAATAAAGAATGTTACTGCCACCCTGCGTGTAACATTCTCTCATGCCATAAAGGCGCAACTTTCTTTTAATCGTCTGCGTCAACATCGTCGTTCAACTCTGCCGACCACTTCACCATCGCCGCGGCAATCTCTGGGCACTCCCCCGCGTCCGTTCCCTTCAAGTACCACTTCGAGTCGCCAGTGCGCTCAAGAATTATCTGACTCACTTGAAATCCTGTCTGTTGTGTGGATGAAATTAAAGATTGCTGAAATTGCAACATCAAAATTCTCGGTGCTTGTCACCAGTGAAAAGCGTTGCCCCTTATAGATCACAACCCATGCAGTAAACGGTGAGATAGTTCGAGCATTAAATAGCAGATTGTCCGTCTTAACTAAAACATCGTTGCCCTCACAAGCGTATTCGACAATTTCTTGCAGAAAAATCTTCATTGATTCACCTATAGATGCCATTTTCTATTCCCGTCTTACTCAAAATTATATTATAAATCGAAATTATGTGGTATTCCTTCGATCCATTCCTCCAATAATGAATATGCTTAGTGTCAGAATAATAAGCAATATGATAGCCCTTCATTAGGACATTAGTAATAAAATTAGAAACTTTCCAATAAGTGAGGGCAACAAAATCATCACCCTCACCATGATGCGACCTACGCCTCACAACCGATCACCAAACCAAGCCAACAACTCCCATTGCGAACCAAAAACAAACGAATCACCATCAGTGTCACGCACCTCCCAGTTCCGAGGACCTTTACGAAGAACGTAAATTTCATCGCCACCATAACTCACAATGCCCCTCAGGCCTCCTGCCCAAGTCTGAACGCTGTACCCCGCCTCCTCGTAGAACTTACTCGCCCCTGCCCCAAGCAGTGTCTTGATCGCTTCCATCTCAGTTCCTTCCATTCCTAGCGGGTCCGTCCCGCTCCGTTCATGTATTAATAATGCACCCTAGTTCTTCGGCAGTCAACTCGATAACACGTGAACTACACCACACAAACAA